GAAATAAGCCTTAGGGATTTAGCAGTGTTACCACCTAAAGTACAATTAATAAGAGGGTCATATACAGTCGATTAAGTTTCACTTTGCTTTTATTTATGTCATTATAAAACCTTGCAAAATAGAGTGAATTCCGGTATTATTATACCAGAGAGTTCACTTTATTTTTATTTTTACACACCCAAGAGGAGCATCATAAATGTGGGAGCAAACAAAGGTCCTAGGCAATTTGAACAAGAGATTGATATTAGTGAATGCGTAGAGTTCAATTATAACTCTACGCTTTATGATCGTTTAGAAAAGGAAGGTTGTTTACAAGACTTCCTAGAAACAATAAAAGCTTGTGTAGCAGATGGAATGACATTAAAGGAAATAGCAAAAGAGTTAACAATAAGCTTTGGATTCTTTACAAGTGGTAAGTCAAAGTCAGATGGCACACATACAGATGGTGCAATACATCCAGATACATTAACAAGAATGCGTGGTAGATATCCAGATATAAGAAAAGCGTTTACGTTTAAAGCAGAAACACAATTAAGTAAGCTTCGTAACAAACTTATACAAAATGCAATTGATAAGTCATCAATGTTTGATGAAGAGTCATTAAAAGTTTTAGAAAGATTAGATAGATCTGGGAGATATGTATATAGAGAACCTAAAGTTCAGCAAGTTATAAATAAACAAACAATAGAAAGTAATACTATAGTTTCCAGTGCAACTCAGGATACAATAAATAATATGATGGAATCTATAAAAGCATTGGCAGAACTAAAGTTAAAGACAGCGGAGGCTCAAATAGATGAGTCTACTGAGTGAAAAACAATTAACAACAATTGCGACATTTGGTACAAGCCCGGCACGATTAGGAGTAGGTCCTTATAGATGTGGTAAATCATATTCAGCAGCTATAGGATTTGGATTTAGATTAAAGAGAGCTCCAATAGCAAAGTATGGATATGCAATAGTATGCAGGACAATGTCACTAGTTAGAGACACAATAGTAAAGGAATTAGAGTCTTCATTTGGAACAGATGTACAATTTAAAAAGAATTCAAACCATGGTATAGTATTCGGACATGATGTATTCCTAGGAAGTTTAAATGATTCAGATTCAGTCAAAAGAATAATGGGTATGACATTCCGGGGAATATTACAAGACGAAGCGACATCAAGTACAGACGAACATATGATGGGTTTATTCTCTCGTATATCTGGTGAATCACCAGATGGAGTCTGGTATGAAGCATTAACAAATCCACAAGACCCAAAGCATCATGTAAAGCAAAAAATAGATAATGGATTCTTTAGAGATGTAGTACAATGGCGTGAAACAGATGCAGCATGGGTTGGAGCTAAAGATTACTATGCAGGATTAAAGATATCATATAGAAACAACCCAGCCTACTATGCAAGATATATATCAGGAGAGTGGGCAGCGGCAGAAGGTATAGTATATCCAGAGTTTGATAGAAGATATCATATTATATCAAAGCAAGAGTTAGTTGGAGCAAAATACATTTATTATAAGATGTCAATCGATTTTGGTATAAACCATCCAACAGTAATATGTTTAGCTGGAGTAATGTCGGGTGGAGAGCATATAATACTAAAAGCATTATACAGATCAAACACATTAATAACAAATCTAGTATCAATAGTAATTCATTTATACAGTCAATACCTAGGAAAAGTAAAGTTTATAGCAGTAGACCCTTCAGCAAAAGCGTTTATAGACTTACTACGTGCAGGTGGATTAACAAATGTAGTAGAAGCTAGTAATAGTGTTGAAGAGGGAATACTAAAAGTAAAAGATATGTTATCGCGAGATTTATTATTTATAGCAGAAGATTGTGATGATATAAACACATTAAATAGTGATTATGGTTTAGAGCAAGAGTTTTATACATATAGGTGGGATCCAAACAAACCAGACAAAGTAATAAAAGAAAAAGATGATGGCATGGATGCATTAAGATATTTAGTAAACTCTTAAGGAGATATAATGGGTGGAGCATCATATATAAACAGAACATATAGAAATGATGACGATTCCATGGGTAATGTAGAAATACAATCTGAGGATAATTTTAGTATACTTCCAGATGGTGTAGAGATTTGGGAAAAAGCAGTAGATGGTAGTATTATTTTCCCCTTTATACCTGGGTCTAAATTTCCTACAGATGCAATTCAACAAAGAGCAGATGAGTATAAAACAATAGATATGCTCTATAAAAACAAACTAGACGCAGTGTATGGTAATATAGTATCTATAAACGATATGATGCGTGATGCTGTAACAAACTTTCCTATATTGCGTCTAGTACCAAACCTTCCAGACTATAAGTTATTAACAGAAGCTTGGGTAGATTTAACAGCGGCAAAGCCGCCCCGCGTAGAGTCAGATGATTCTATAAAGCAAATGCAATTAAGTCAAGTTATAGGAGCATCTAACTTTGCAGAAGCATATAGATCAGTAGTTCGTGGTTCACAAATAATGTATGGAAACAAAACATTTAAAGTAGATAAATTATCTGGTGGTAGAGTTAAGATAGTAGACATGCCATTAAAATGTTGGGTACCATTTGTAAACAAAGAAGACACATCTACAATAGCTTGTAATGTGTTTTTCAATATATTTGTAGACAATAATCAGTGGTTTTGTGAGTTTGTATGTTATGAAGAGACAGGAGATATATACGGGCTTAAGTTTAAGTACAATAAGAGACGATTAATGTTAGAAGAGTTAGTAGAAGAGTTTAAGCATGAGCAAGCGTTTAATGGAAAAGGAATATCTCCTATAGTAGTATTTCATGGAGATCGTTTAAATAATGAGTTACTAGGTCAAAGTAGATATAAAGAGTGGGATTCTGCAATAGCATCTTGTATTCGTGCATATCAAACAATACTTATATTATTAGAACGTTGTAAAGAAATAATAAGAGTATTACCTTCGGGAGCAACAAAGACAGATGATTATACAGGTTTAACATATAGTCAGCAAACCGGTTCTATTGCATATGAACCAGGTGTAGATAAAAAAGCTCCAGAGATAAAGTTTGAAGTACCAGTAATTCCTATGGAGCAAGCGATACTTGCTTATGGTCAATGCTTGGAACGCTTATCAAGAGACACAGGATTACCGGGAACATTCCTTAATCTACAAGATATAAAGACAGGTACAAGTGGTGAAACAGTTAAGTCTTCTATGATTCGTTCAGAGATAAAAGCAAAGGGAATGAACACACTATTAAACTATTCTACAAAAGCATTGATACATAGAATAGCAATAGCATCAAATTTAGATATAGATATAGGCGAATTTGATATTAAGTCATTCAATGGGTTTGTTCAGAATGAAGATAGCAAATCAAAGATATTACAAGCTAGACTTGGTTCAAGTGGAAACATAGCCACTATGACTATTGCAGATGCAATAGCTGAATATGACGATGTTCCTATGTCAATTGCAAAGCAGCGTGAACAAGAGCTTAAAGGTATAAAAGTAGAACAAACTACAATAGATATACATAATTCAGAATCGGGAAAAGAAAGTGAAGTAACAAACGGTATATCATTCACACCTAAACCTGGTACAATTGAAAACAGTTCAAATGTAAATACAGAAGGCTTTAAACCTGTAGGAGCGTTCATTATGGGTTCTGAGAATATAGGAGATAACGTATGAAAGTAAATAAATACTTAAGCAAATCATTTAAAGTTATAGACAGTGATAGTATGTATGGTATTCCTTCAGATGAAGATTACCAGCTTATTAAGTCTTTAACGAATAGTGACATACCGAAGGAAGAGTTATTTGTATATCCTATAGTCTTATGTGATAATGATGTAGACAGGCAAAATGAGCAATTCAGTTTAAAAGCATTAAATACAATCAAGGATAAGTTCCTTGGTTGCACTGGCATACATGATCATGAAGCTATATCAAGCAATCAACATAGCAAAACTTACAAAACAGAAATAAAGATAGACGAATCTAAACAAGTAGAATCTGGTGAAAATTATACTTGTGTAGTTGGGTATCAATACACATTAAATAATGATAAAAATAAAGATCTTATATCTGATATTAAAGCTGGAATTAAAGATGGAGTATCAATTGGATTTAAAGCTATAGATACAGTATGTTCTATATGTGGACAGTCTTTATTATTTAAAGCTTGCAAACATAGAAAAGGCATAATGTATGATGGTATTAAGTGTATAGGCAAGATAGATGATGTAACAGAAGCGTATGAATGGTCATTTACACCAGTTCCAGCACAGCGTAAAGCTGGTTTAACTAAAGGATATAACATGGAGGGAGATAGTATGGACTTAAAAGATATCATAGCAAAAGCATGTAATAATCTAGATCAAGAAGAGACAGCAGTTCTTATGAAGTCAATTGTATCCGAAGATACATCAGGATTAAAAGAAGAGCTAGAAAAAACAAAGACAGCATTGAAGGCATTAGAGATAGCAAAAAAAGCATTAGATGAAGCAATTCAAAAAAGTGCTATGGAGAGTGCAATTGAGAAAGCTATGGAAGGTTTAGTACCAGCAAATGAAGTAGCAAAGGCATTAGCTTTAGATGTAGTTAGTAAGATGCTAGCAACAGATGAAGAAGGCAACATAAGTGGTATAGATGAAGCAAAAGCGAAGCTAGCTTCAGATTATAAATTCCTGTTTAACCATGCTGAACCCGATGGGGATGAAGCTCCTACAGAAGAAAAAGAAGAAGACGAAGAGCAAGTAGAAACAAAGTCATTTACACAAGATAAACCTAAACCTATGTTTTCGATGAATACTGGGGCAAAGGTAACGTCAACAAAGAAATATGTACCAGGAATTCAATATTAAAAATTAGGAGGTAATTATTTAAATGGCTAATGTAGCATATGGAACAGCAGTTATAGCAGCTACTAGAATGTTCATAGACACAATTGTAAAATACCCTTATTTAAAGTCTCGTTTTGCGGTGCTAGCTGCAAAAAATGACAATGTTAGTTATAGTGAATATGGCCTAGAAACGGCTGTTCGTGAAGTTACTGCTGGTAATGCAGCAGATCATGATGAAGCAAGTGGATTCCTAGGTGGTGGACTTAATGGTACATCTGATTGGACATTATTCACAGCACAGTTTGATCGTGAAAAGACTTTTGTAGTTGGATTCCTACAAGAAATGAACTCAATTCTTAGTGGTATGACTCCTACAATTGTGGCTTTGATTGATGCATTCTGGGATAAGTTTGGGGCAGAAATTGATGCTTGTGCAGCAACGACTATCTACAATAGTATTCCTAATGCAAACAAATTCACCACAAGTACTTATGCAGTTGATGCTGCAAATGCTCTTAAATCTATTTACACACTTGCTCGTAAATCATGGGCAGCTGGTGTAGGAGATATGAAAAAGTTTGCATTTGTAGATGATGTAACATTTAGTGCAATTGGTGAAAATTTAATCACTGACTATGGTAAAGCTAATGCAGGAATCATCAAAATCAATCCGATGGTTTCTCAAGATGTAGCAGACAGAGTTGGTGTAGAAGGTTTAGGAATTGATATTAATGTTCTTAAACTTAACAGTGATGTAAATATTATATGTGTACCTGCAAGTCGTATGTACACAAAGATTGTTATGCTTGATGGTCGTAGTACTGGTCAAGAAGCTGGTGGATATGCTCCTGCAACAGACGTTCCTGGATATGCTTTGATTAAAGTATTAATGGTTCCTGAAGCAGCTGCAGTTCTTTCAATTCGTCACATTGTATCTAAAATGACAGTTCCTAGTTCTGCATATGCTGATAAAGTAAATGCAAAACGTGGAGAAATTAATACTGATTATTTTGGTCAAGCAACGATTGAAGAAATTGGTGTAGATCAGATCGGTGACAGGTGGAAAGTAATGAACCGTGTAAAACATGGTGTTATTGCGTTTGACACTTGGATTCATACAGTATTTTCAATTACCAGTGTTCCAGTTGCATTAGATCCTGACCCTGTTGCAATGACAATTCTTGGTGGACTTTCAGTAGTTCCGGTTGCTGGTCAATCTATTACTGTTACTGTTACTGGTCTTGAATTAACAGATGGGTTAACAATAACTGGGTTTGATGGAGCAACTGCTCTTACTGATGATGGTACAGCTCTTACAACTGGTACAGAAACTAGTCAAACAGCTACAATTGTTATTCCTGAAAACGCGACTGCAGCTGATATTGATTATACTATCAAAGTATCTATTCTCGGTATAATCTATGAATCTTCTCCTACAGCTACAGTTACCAGTTTACATGATCCCGTTAATGAATAAAATATAGTAACAAACTAAAGATAGATGGAGGGCTACAAGCGTAGCCCTCCCAATTTAAAAAGCCCATAAAATAAAAATAAAGGAGAACAAAAAACCATGAATAATACATTTATTCAAATAGAATACAAAGGAGTAATCCGTTTCGTTGATACATCAAATGTAGCAAAAGTAAAAGAAATAAACAATAACTTCAAGAAAATCAAAGTAGCTACAAATGATAATGGTTCAGCAATGATATTAACATCAGTAGATGTGCTAAAGTCTATGGGTGTAACTCCTGAAAATAACACAGACATAAGCAAAATAAATGCAATACTAAACAATTAAGGAGAAGACTATGTTAACACTTGGTGTAGATTCATATGTAACTTTAGCTGAAGCGGATAGTTATGTAGAAAATAATTATATGTCTACATCAAATGAGATGGAGACATGGTCAGGATTGCAAGATTCAGATAAAGAAGTTGTATTAAGACAAAGTTGTTTATCACTAAACAATCTTAAATACACAGGCAGTAAACAAAGAAACGGACAAAAGCTTGCATTTCCCCGTATGCAGAGATATGGAGTGGGACCGGGAGTAGCCACTACATTGTTTGTAAGTCAATTTACAGATAATAGTTTAGTAGATCAAGGTGGTTCCACAAATGAACAACGCACAGGCATATCAGTTGCAAAAGATGCACAAATAGAAAATGCAATAGCTTATGTACAATTGAAACCTAAAGCAATACAAGACACAAGAGAGCGTAGGCTTTCAGGTTTAACAAGTAAAAGAGCTGGTTCTATTGCAGAGACATATGATAATAAAAGAGAAGATAGGTTTGACAATCCAGAGAATGGAATATATTCAAGCAAGGTAAAAGTATTATTAAAGGCATGGTTAACAGAATCGGTGTATGCATTGTAATGTCTACAATATAATACTTAATAGAGTTATAATGGTTAAAGTATAGTAAAGTACAAAAGATATTTCAGCAATTACAAAATAACTATTACAAAGACAATAAAAATCAAATACATTACACCTATACAGTAGATAAAATTCGACGTTAAAACCACAGAAAAATAATTAAAAAGTGCAATTAAGCATATAAAAGTAGGTGTACAAATATGAATGTAACAGATTACTTTAATCAAAAAGTAAGTTGGGAAAAGTTGACAGGCGTAGATGAAAATAACAATTCTACTTTCAATAATACAAAGAGTATATATGTAAGAATTGAAGGTGGTGGAAAGTTTATTCATAAATCTGATGGTACTGAAACTACATCACAAAATAGTTATTGGTCTAGTGAAAAAGTATTAGTAGGTGATAAAATAAATGGACAGTATGTTATATCTACTAAAGTAATACCAGACTTTGACGGAAGTTACATATATACAGAGTCATATGTGTAGGTGGAAATATGCCTAAAGTATTTGAGAGTAAGACAACTAGTTTTGACAGATTAGATAAGATAATGAATTTATATCTAAGTGAACATTTTGAAGAAGCTTTCAAATATAAATTAGATGATAAAGGTAGTGCAATTTCATTTGTGTCAGTAGAACAATTAATACAACAGCAAAAAGCAGGTTTATTTGATATAGCAGAAGAAGATCCATTTGATAGTGAAGTATTGAATCCAAATGAGTTTAAAATAGGCAGTAAGTTTGATCATGATTTTGAGTTTGATGAATTGAATCAACCTGATATAAATACAGATTATTCATATTTAAATGATATTAATAAAGAGTTAGCTGATAGTATATTTGATATATCACAAGAGTTAGTTCCTGTAGAGTCTGGTAGATTAAAAGCATCTGGTAGTGTACAAGAAATAGATAATGGAGAGTATGCAATATATTATACAGTACCATATGCAGTATTTGTACATGAAGTATTATATAACTCACATGCATTACCAACACAAGCAAAGTTCCTAGAAGATGCAGCTTTCAGAATATTAGATAGAGCACAAACATTACACCCTATAAAAGATCAAGATGGTAAATTAGTTCCAAACTTTACGTTCAGTATGGAAATGGGAACAGATATAGGAATAGTATTATACATAAATTCTGTAGATGAAGATACATTTACTCAATGGGTACTAGACAAGTACTACAATCCTCTGGAGGAATAGAATGGATATATCAAATCAAAAAGAGATATATACATATTTAAAAACAATACTACCATCAAACTATGTAATATGGGGAGATGATATAAAAGAAATAGCATTAGTAAATGGTATTACAATTCCTACAGAAAAAGCTTGTGCAATTTATTTTAAGAGTGCTAGCAATCCACAGAGAGTAGTAGCTGGGTCATATATTCAAAAGAGTTTAAGAGTAACATTTAATATATTTGGAGATAGAAAAGATAATGACAGTGCAAAGTTATTTGGAGAGCAATCAATAGAAACTATATCAAATATATTAAATAAGAAATTAAATAATGTTAGGCTTATTAAGTTTAATTTACAAGGTAATTTAAACTTCGTTGGTAAGAATCAGCAGGGTGTTCCTGTTTATTCTATAAATTGGATAATGGAATATAGTTAAAAGGAGGACATATAATAATGAAAGGTGCATTAACAATACTAGGAGCACAAATTTTCTTTTATCCTACAACTAGATCTGTAACTGCAGCAGATAGAATAGCAGAAGTAGATAGCATGTCTGCTTGGTCTGTGACAGTTGATACAGAGAAATGGAACTCTGTAGATGATTTTGCAAAAGATGTAGCAGGTAAAACGGCAGAAGGTGATGATGTAACATTAGAAGCTTACATCACAGATGATGTTGCATATGCAGCATTTGAAGCTATTAATAAACTTCCCCCTCAAGATGCTCAGCGTACTGGGTATCTAGCTCTTCAAAAACCTCGTACAGCAGATACTACTATGGTAGATCAAAAGATTAAAGTTTATGTGAAAGCAGTAAGAAATGTAAACGTTAACTCGGCTGGTGACCTACAGAAATACCAAGTAACATTTGCTCGTGGTCGTGTATCAAAAGGTGTGTTACAAACTACGTTTGAAGGTTGTGGAGCAATCACATCTGTCACAGCTGCACCTGATTCATTTACAAGTGAAGGTGGAGCAAGTGTAGTAACAGTTGCTGGTACGAATCTTGTTAGTGGTTTAATGGTAAAAGTCCTTGATTCAGATGGTGATTTTGTAACAGTTGGATATACAGATGGTATAGTCACCGCTCAGACTGCTACAGTATACCTTCCTGCAAATGCAACAGCAGTAGATGCAGTCTATACAATAAAAGCATCTCTAAACAATGGTGGAACGTATAGTGCATTTACAGACACTGCCACAGTGGCTGGAGTAGTGTAATACTAGCAAGTAATAGTAAATAAAATAGATGGGGGAATTAATTTCCCCCTCTATAATTAAATGGAGGAACTACCATGGATAACCTTGAAAAAGCTATTGACATAGAATCTTTTAATCTTTCATACAATCTTGAGTCAGCAGAAAAAGATTTTGAAGATATGTTCAATTTAAAATATCGTATGGGTTCGGTACAATACCTAAGATCAAAGAGTTTATCATTTACGCAATTATTAAATTATGATGATTACAATACAATTCATTTTATAGCAGCTGGATTATATGAAGATAAAACACCAGATAAAAAAGCGTTAGAGTTGTTAGATAAGTGGATAGACAAAGGGTATACATTAAGAATAGCTCATGCATTAGCACTAGGTAAAGCAAGAAGTTTTTTCGTGCAAGCAGAGGAGACTCTGCTACAGATGGAATTAATAAAGAGAGAACAGGATCCAATGATGTTACTAGTTCTAAAAGCATTAAATCCGATAACAAATCAAATGGAGTGGTACTTGGATCCAAAGAGTGGGAAAAGTTAACAGTTGAAGAATTAAGTAAGTCATATGAAAATATATATGATTCATGTTTAATAGCAGGAATAGATTATTTTAGATTCAATGATTTAGATTTAGAAGATGTAGAAAGAATAATAAGATCATCTAATAAAAAAAGAGAGTTATATATTAATGACATATTTACAGCATTACACAAAGCAGCAATATCAAATGCATCACTTATGTCAGGTAATAATCAAATGTATATAGACAATGGAGAATATATAAGAATAACAGAAAAAACATTAGATGAAAAATTAAGAGATGCACAAAGAACGCTAGACTCTATATAATTATGAAAGGAGATGTTGAATTATAAAATTGATTCAACATTTCTTTATATTGGAGGTCATATGCCAACTACTACTATTAATACAAAGATAAAAGCAACAGACGAGTTTTCAGTTACAGCTGAAGCTATTATAACAAAAAGTCATCAACTTGAAGATGCTTTTAAATCTTTAAATAATCAAGTAGCTACACTAAATAAAAACACACAAGAGACATTAAAGAATTTTAATGCTATTTCTGGTACCAAGATTAAGACTAGTGTAGGTAATTCGGGTTCAAGTTCTGCTAGCAAATCGGGTGGTTCTAATAATTCGGGTGGTTTAGTTGGGTCTTATGGTGGTTCTAATAATTCACACATAGCAAAGTTTTTAGGTGGAAATTCAAAGACAGTAAATGATGCTATGGCTAATATGAAAAGAGCACAATCAGTAGTAAGTACACTATCTTCTTCTCCTAGTTCATTACTTCCTACATTAATAAACTTAGGATCAAAAGCAGGTCCTGCAGGTGCAGCAGTAGCATTAGTAGTAACAGCTTTAGTAGGTATGACTGCAGCTGGGGCAGCAGCTTCTGCAAAATTAGCTAGTGTTGAGAATTCAATGAGAATGCTAGGTAGTAGTTTAGGTGAAGAAGGAAAGTCTGCAATAGAAGCACAAAATAAACTTGTGAATCTAAAAAAAGAGTGGGCAAGTATGGGATTAAGTATACAAAAAGCATTTACACCAGTATTTGAATTCTTTCTTACAGCTGGTTTAGGTATAGCAAAAGCACTAGGATTGAAGTCAGATACAACTTATCAGACAGCAGGTCCTAAAGCTTACACAGCACAAAAAGCAAAACAATCAGGATTCACTACATCTTCAGCAGCTAACCTTGGAGAAGGCACATATAGCATGGCTTCAGCACTAGGTAAACAAAGGGGTGAAGATCCTGTAAAAATAGCTCAAGATCTTACAGATGCATTTATGTCTGGGTCAGATGCAGCTGCACAATATGGTATAGTAGTAGATGATATAACTGTTAAAGGTTGGTTAATGCAAGAAAAAGGAATAGATGCAGTTAACATACAAATATCAGAAGCAGCTATGCAAGCACATAGATATAATTTTATGCAAATGCAATTATCAAAAGGCCAGAGTGTTGCTATGCAAAATCAAATTAAACAATGGAAACAATATGGAATGTTAATAGATGCAACTAAAAATCAGTTGTTAGACTTTGAGCAAGTGACTCGTTTAGCTGGTATGGACTTTACAATTCCTGACATAGGATCACAAAACATAACTAGTGAAGTTGGTAAAGCTACAGATGAGTTAGAGAATACACCTACAAATATTCCAATAGGAATTAATTTAAGTCCAGACTTTTTAAAGCTTGGAGCATTCTTAGCTGCTATAGCAATGCCTTTAACAGTTCCAGTAATGATAGCAATGTTTGGAGCACAAGCAGTTTTAGAGTGGGTTAAGAGTATACCAGAAAGTTTATCAGTTGCAGTTAGAATAGCAGTAGAAGGATTGCCAGCACTCCAATGGGCTCGTGATGCTATAGCACAATTGCAAGGCATGATGGGTTTAAGTGGAGTTACAAATCCTGGTATGGTGGGGGCACAAAGTTCTAGTTTAATAGGAGCAGCAAATGCTACCAGGTTTGAACAACCTGCTTCAGTACAAATGAAACAACCAGCTCCTTATAATGCATTTGGAGCAGCCTTACAAGCAGACTTTGCATTAAACAAAGAGCGTGGACTTGGTGGTACACTTGGAGCAATAGGTACAGAAGTAACAACAAATCCTTGGGCTAAAGCAGCATTGGCAACTCTAGTAGCAGTAGCCACAGGCGGGATTGCAGCTGGAGTATTTGGTAGTGCGAGTGCTGCGTTTAGTGGAGCAGCGGCTGGTGGTATGGGGGCACTCACAGGTATACTAGGTCATGCCACAGGTGGGTTATCTACAAAAGAGCATATAGCAAGAATATCAGAAGGCAATAGTACAGAAGCGATTATACCA